CCGTAAAACTCAAAGGTACGGTGGCGATTCCCTGCTCTTAGCCGGGCTAACATCTCGTTGATTGATTCTCTTAGAGGTTTAGGGGTTGCCATCCATACTAGATCTTCTTTTTGCGTATATATTGTGCCGGTATTCGCGAAAGGAACAACAGTATCAGTAAGTAAGCTATATCCGCAAACAGTAAATCTACCATGACGATATAACTTTTCCCATAATCCCTTTGATCCCCCAGAGCCGCTTGGTTGACCTATCTTATTATCAGATTGAACAGTATCGGCTATAAAAGATAATCCGTCATTCATAACCGCATAGTCATACAAGAATGTGCCATATTCCGTACCCTTGTATTTTTCTTCTATCTGTATTTGCCTTACTTGCCATAAGTCATTATTATACTTAGCTAACTGGAATAGCCCGATAATAACGTTTTTGTCGAACAGCCCGTAGTATAGATCATCATCGTAATATGCTTTTTTGAGCGCAATCTCCCCCACAGTATGTATAACGGGAGAGTTATCAAAGTACCAGGCCTTGTCAGCAATATGCGCATCTATCCCTGGTGCTGCTATGGCTTCGGTAGCCAGAAACTCAGTTGATATCATTTTGTTTTTCCGGTCTTAGGGTCGAATCCAACGTCTTTATACCCTGCTAGCACGGCGCGATATTGGTGTGGTGATACGTTGTGGGCTGTGAGTTCAACTCGTATTGGCATTCCTAAAGTTTGGCACGCTAATAATCTATGGTGTCCGTCAATCAATCTAAAAGTCCACCCCTCGAACCCCTGCCAACTCACTTCTACAGGGCGTGGTTTCGAATTGCCCAGGAACCACTTGGCCCAATCTACAGCAGTCTTTCCTGGACTACTAGCTAACCAGTTATTCATGTTAGACTGTTGCGTTCGCATATTCTCTTCTGGGGTTAGGTCGTCTGTAGGCATAAATCGAATTTCAGATAACACGCCGTTGAGTTGATCTTCACCTTCAGCAATAAACTCAGATGATTTCATGGTTATCCAATAATAAAAGACAGCGGTGCAGCTCCATCGATATACTGATCTAGCGATTTGAGGAGAGCCTCCATTTCGGCCTTACCTTCCGTTTTAAGCGCGGTACCGTTGAGGGCTGAACCGCCACCTGGACCGACAATGGTAGAAAATCGTTCACGGGCTTCGCCGAGCATGTGCTTAGACAATGCCAAAGCGTAGTCCTGAATCCATATCGAACCGCGAGGATGGTTGAGCAGCGCCTGGTCTGGTTTGTAGTTGTAAACCCACAGCAGAACATTCTCTATCTCGCTCGGCATTTTGCGAATCACTGTAAGCTTATGAGTGGCCGGGTCAAACGTGTAGTTGATATATCCACCAAACATCAGCATAGTAAGCTTCTGATAATCAACGAAGAGCTCATAGTTTGAAAGACCGCCGACACGCCCTGCTGCAAGCATGTAGGTATTCAGGTAGCCGGCTGAGAACGGTTCAAACTGTGATCCACCGTTTGTAAGACCGCCTACACCACGGCGAAAGATAGTACGAACAGCCGTGATTTCTTTAGGGAGGATGTATTCTTGGGTGTCTTTGATAAGGTCAAGGAAGGCATACGATTCTTCTTCAGCTTGCTCTGATTTTGCTCTATATTGGCGAAGTGCTTGCTTGATAGCTAGCATGTAGTGAGCCTCGTCGAGCTCAACTTCGATCATGTCCCCGCCTAATCTCAAGCGGATGTATTCGATCATGTCTTTGCGGAGGTCGTAGTCTGGTAGCTGCTGCGTTGTATCAACTGGTGTGGTAGCCATAAATTCCTATCCTTAGATAGTGTATTTATGCCATTTTATGCGAACGGTGTAGGTAGAACCGTGATGTCATATCTCAGCACCAAAAAGGACAGGACTTCCTCAGAGCAGCTAATGTCGATTATATTAGCTATGCGGGCGTAAGCTGACAGATTGAACATTATAGAAACTACTATGTCTAACTCAGCTAACCTGCTGTTTGATAGCTCAGAATGAGGCGGGACGTTAATTCTATACCACATGTTTCACCATGGTGGAGTTGATCGATATAGCTTGTACCGCAGCGGCTGGATTGTTATTGAATGCTTTAGAGCCAGGAATGTAAGCGTTTCTTCGGTACAACAGATGTCGATAGGGCCGCCATTGAAGTCAAAATACTGAGAAAAAGTGATGCCAAGCTCATCTAGTTTAGCTATAGTAAGAGACGAGTTCCGAGGAATATTAATCCTGTGCCACATTAGCGACCCCTAATTCACACTCGGCGAGCTTTATGTTGTGCGCAAGCATAAGCCAAGTGAGCGTTTGCTCTGTGCAATCGATAATCCACACTTCGCCTGTTACGTATTGTAGCTTGGGCGCATAAGAGTAGCCTACAAACTCTCCAGACGTAATGCTAAACCTCTCGCAGGACTGGTAATACAACTTACCGCTACATCCTATAAATAAAGCGACCGGTACCTTCACTTTATACTGCATCTGTTTGGACCAAAGTTAATGCTTTTTCGAGGAGTAGGCTAGTTACTGCCCGCACATCACATTCTATGTCCCATATTTCGTGACCATCCTCGTTTAGGACATACTGAACGAACGTACCGTTTTGGATATTGAACTCTTTCATAGTCTGTTGATCCATCGTACCGCACAAACCATAAAAGAGTCCGGGGACAGCCCGGACTCTGTATTTCATGTTAGCCTACCTTCAGCAGCAGCATGTCCTGGCTAAGCCGACCGTTGAGCTTGTTCTCGACAGACTTGATCGTGTTCATAAACGTTCTGAGCGCAATCTTGCCCGCTTTGGCGAATTCACGCAACTGTTCCTCCGGCTTACGCAACGACTTCGCAAAGCTCTTGCTTTCGTCGTATCCGATAATGCTGGTGCCCTTGATGCCAAGCGTCCCACCATGCGTATCAGCAACGTAGTGGCAAAGTTTGCGGTACTTGGTCTGGTAGCACCAAAGTTCAGTAGCGCCAACAATGTCTGCTGGGTTAATCGAAACAATCTTGAGCTCCTTGCTCTCCTTCATATACTTAACGCGAGCAACCAGCTTGTCCTTGCTTTGCGGCTTAGCAAGACGGACCTTCTTCGTTGCCTTCTTCACGTGCGTATAGCTGTCCAGATCAGCGAACAGCGACGTGTAAAATTCCATCAGCTTCCGCGCTGTCGTCTTGCTCAGGTTGCTGTAGCCCTCGACCAGCAGCGCATCAGTGCCACCCAGCGCCAGCGCCAGTTCGTCTGCTTGTTTTTGGAACACTGCACGGACCTTGCCAACTTGTGCCTGCGCAAACGTCTTAGCAGCTAGGAAATCATAAATCTTCATCGTCGGCTGCTTGCCAGCAACAACTAAGTCAACTTGACCTTCGATTTCACCAATGATGTCAGCTGTTTTTTCAGCAAGCCGATCTTGGATGGACGGCGTAGCTTTTACAACCTTCTTTTCAACTGCAACTGCCACAGCAGGCACTGCCGAAGCAACGATTTCGTTAATCTTGTTCAGGATGTAATCGCGATGTTTTTCACGAAGCGGCATGCCCTTAGCTTCTGCGCGAACCAGACCGCACAACGGCATCGGGGTCAGTTCTGGATTGGACGCAATATACGCATCCAGCTGCGGCTTCGTCAAGTGCATATGCGTCTTGACCCATTTGATAACGTCCTTCTTCAAGTCCTTGACGCTGAAGAAGTAGTTGTAGTAACGGAAGCTTTGGCGCATGTGATGATCAAACTTCTCATCGGAGAATTCCATAGCGCGGTCCGTATCCCAAACTGGCTCTTCGCCAATGTATTTCTCGTCCAAATACAGCGGATCGCGGCGTTCTTTAACTTTTTTGGTTTTGATAAAAGCCATGTTGTTTCTCCTGTTGCGTTAGCTAAAGTGCTATTGTACAGTCAGTTCGGTGGGTTGTCAAGAGCTATGGTGAAATTTCTTTCGTCATATCAGATCGGACGGTAAGGATAGAAGGTAGTGAGACAGAGCAGCTTCGCTCTGACTGTAAATCATCGTGCGGATCTCACCGGTAGCGTGGTCATGGTGTTCGTCGACCGACAGCCCTTGGTCGTGAGCTAGCTTCATCCGCCGGTAGTGGACCTCTAGGTCGGCGGTCGGGTTGAGCATCATGTAGTTCATTTCCACCTCAGCGTGAACATTGTGGCATCTTCTTTGCGAGCAAATTGCAT